CTGACGTTTCATCAATATCCTGATCGAACGTTGCCCCTCCTACGATTTTCCAAGTAGCCATTAAATCCTCTCCTTAAATACCAGTTATGGCCGTGGCAACACCCAAGCGGCGGCGGTTATTGGTGATCTGCTGCACGCCGGCAACCATGTAAGCAAGCTGGCCTAACTGCCCACTGCTCTGCAAGCTGACAAACGGCGTTTTCTTGAAGTTTGCTTGCTTCATCACGCGCAGCTGGTGCGAACGCTTGTCTACGAAGTAAGCATGGTTAGCAGCAATGTCGTTGTCTGCAATAATCGCAGCACCCATATAAGCCGGGAATTCTTGACCGTTCAAACCGTTCAGCTTGGTGCCGTTCAGTTCGACGTATCCCTGCGAGGTGAGTGCAACGCGATATGCGCCGGCAATCGAGTAGGTGGTAAAGATCGCATCCGTCTTACCGCCCTGCTTACGAATAGAATCCATTACAGCGTTAAAGCGCGTAATACCATCAAAAATGTTTGTGGTCGTCTGCGACAGAAACGTGGTGCTGGTTGTGTCTTTCTGGTTCTGCCAGAAGGTGCTGGTTGAACTGTTGATACCGCCAATCGTTCCAGTGCCGGCATCTGCAATCAAGTCTTGCAAACCGAGCATGGTCTTGCCCGATTGTGCGCCGCACGCGTCTTCGTTGATGGTCTTGAGCAGGCTGTTCATGGCGTTATCGCCCAATGCCGTCAACAGGTCAAACACCTCTTCCGCGCCGCTGTTTTCGTAGTTTTCCGTATCGCTCAACACGATAGGAACAGCGTAGTAACGCCGCTTGTAAAACGCCGACTCAAACGGATCGCGCGGTGACTTGGAAAGCGGATCATACTTGTCGAACGCTTCGGCAGTGCCAGCACTCGATTCAAGAATCACTTGAATTTCTTTACCGCCGCCGTCTACTATCAAACTGCCACTACCGCGCTTCCTTAGCGCATTTATGACATTATACGGCTCAAAAATATTGTCGATTTGCGCCGGCTCAATCGTTCTGCGAGTCGACGACCAGCGACTATCCCATACTTCACTTGTGGTCTGTGCCATTATTTCCTCAATTGTTGCCTATCAAAACGTATCGCGTATTTCGTCTAATGCTGCAGACTTCGATATCACACCACTCGTTTGCTGGTTGCGAACGCCGGCAGATTGCCCACGCGTTGCTGCGCCAGATTTTGCGCTGCGCCGCTGTGTGCGTTGCGTCTGTCGCGCCTCCCTCGCTTCATCCGCAGACCGGCCTGTCCACCGGCCAATCAATTCGGCCAATGTCCAGTTTTCTCCAGTTTTAGGATTAATCTCTTGCAATGCGTCTCGGTTACGCTGAATGAACCGCAACGTTGACTCGTCGTTTGCAATGTCTTCCCCAAACACCTCAACAGCTTCAGCTATCTGCTTTTTCATTTCCTTCTGTGTTTGTGCTTGGGTCTGTCCTTGCAACTGCTCAACGGTGCTATACAGCTGGCCCATCTTATCTAACCCATGCTGCTGTGCAAATTGGGCTAATTGTTGGCTAACCATCTGCTGCACATAATCAACGCCGGCGGCTTGTTCCATAAGCGTACGCTGCTGCTCTGGGTCACTTGCTTGCATTGCTGCACGCCGTAGCGATTCAGCATCTTGCATGGTCTGCTCTTGCACCGTAGCCGGCTGCTGCTGCGCTGCTTGTTGTAGCTGTTGCAGCTTGGCCGTTTCTTGTGCTACATACTGATCATGCTGCTGTTTTAACGTTGTGAAATATCTGTCTGCCTCCCGACGATCACGCTCTAACGGTGATAGGTCGTCGTTTGTTGTTTTGCGCTGCTCTGCGCTTGGTGATGCGACTTCGTTAGCATTAGTCTGCCCTGCATCCTGTTCGTCCGGGTCGCGTTGGGTATCATCCAGCTCCAGCATCCCCAGGCCCATCTCATTGATAGGCTCTGCAGATCCTTCGCCGGCTCCCTCCGTCGTCTGCCCTTCTGCAACTGCAGGGTCTAAAGCTACTTCGGTCATATACTCTACTCCTCTTTCGTGTTACTGCTGGTCAGTAAATAGTCCAGCACTGTCTACGTTTCTATTTAGATCGCCTGATGCACCTCGATCTACCTTGTTCCAATCGATCTGTTGCATTATTTCGTCTACACTGTCGGCTGCCAACGTTTGTGCGCCGGCGCGCTTTTCCATTTGCGCTTTTTGCGCGTCATACGTTTCTGCCTCGATCTGGCTGCGCGTCTTCTTGTCACCCTCTTCCAACCCTAACGCTTTCAGCTTGGTGCGCTTGTCAGACGCGTTTTCGTAAAACATACCCGTCTGTGGGTCAGGCATTGTTTGATTATGTCCCTGCGTTGACATCAGCCTATTGTATGCGCCCATCGCACCGAAATGTATCTGTGACACCTCGCCGCACGTTGGACATGTGCGCTGTTTGTCTGCGCCGCCGGCTGCTGCGGTGTAATACACATCTTGCTCGATATGACCGCTAGTACAGATGTAGTTATGTAATGGCATTTTTATTCTTCGTTTGTTGTGTATGCGGCTGCACCTGCGCCTAACCCAATCGGCAGCGTAGATGCTAATATGTTTCTACTGTCGGACTTCTTAGGATCAAACTTTGCGCGCCGGCTGCGTATCTGGTTTGCGTGCTTATCGAACACTATGTAATGCTTTGTGCCTTCGGGGACGTTTTCCATTTTGAATGCTTTACTTGCATCCATTACCACAGAATCATGCCCTAAGTTTTCGTATACTTGCCGTATAAATTCGTTGCCGGCAAAGCTGCCATCGTCGGTATACAGATCAGATTTTTCCATATTCTGCAATATGTAATTAACGTCTGTAGCCGTTAGTCCTTCGTCGTACATCTTATCGCCAAAATAATCGCTTGCTTGTTCCATAAATGCGCCAGCTAACTCATCGCCATTGCCGCCATCAAACTCATACCCTGCTTCAACAATAGCTTTGTGCAGATCAATAAGATTGCCTTTTTCTTCCACTATATCGCCATCGTCATCATATACCACATCCAACTTGAACCGCTGTTCTTTATCGCTGCCGTCTATGTATAGTGGATTCTTTAATTGCAGCTGCACATCCATCACAGCACCTTCATGCGTTGTCAACTTTTCTTTGGCAGCTTCACGCAACAATTCATTACGCAGTTTATTTTGTTCTGATTCATCTACGCGTTTCATATCACTATCAAATTTATCTGCCGCCTCTTTGCTAACCATTTCTTTTAATTCATTATCTGTCAAATGATCAAGTTTTTCAGTCTCAAACTCTATTCTATTTGTCAAATCTGGCCCTTGCCCACCATAATTTTCACTTGCGTCTATAGGCGAGCTTGTGAAGTAATGCGCTTGCCCCAAATAGTTTTCCGGGTTAGACCGTTCAAGCGTAAACTCTTGTATATCGTGCGTTGTGCCATGATACGCCGGCGTGCCAAACGATGCTCTTTGCGTATCTCTGACGCGCGCGTCATCAGTAATTGCCTTATTGAACAATTCAAGCAAACCGTCTTTGTCTTCTTCTAATTGTGCTGCAAATTCTACCATTTTTTTAGCTGATAATTCTTCTGGCAATGCAGCATACGCATCTAAATCACCTTTAAGTGCTTGTTTTATTCCTTGTACTTCTCGGCCTTTTTGTTTGCGTAGAACATGCGCGCCTTCTTCTAATATTGTCCCAATAATTTGATTTCTTTTATCAGCAGTATCATTACTAAGAAAAATAGCCGGCAATCCTTTATAGCTGCCCGCTGCGCCAAAAAATTCACCATCGCCTAAATCAACTTTTTTACCTTTGCTTACAGGAGTGTTTAATATGATTATGGGCGTGTTTAAAGCGTCTGAATACAATTCCCTGACCTTTTTCCCAATAATAAAATCACCTAACAGTAAACCCGTTTCTCCTTCTGCTTCATTCTGCAATCTTTCAACAACGTCTAAATCATATTTACCGCCGGCTGTTTTGTGAAAAAAATGATCAAAACTCTCAGAGTCTTTTGCTATTTGTGACAATGTATTTTCTGTTAATAATTCTCTTACATCAGCACGTTTCGACGCATCAACTACATCTTGCGCCGCTTTCGACATCTTTGGCACTTTGCCCATCATCGCTGCTGCGCCTATGCCGGTCATTAGCTTCGATGCCGTCCCTAATCCGGGTGCGACAACATCTTCCACGCCAAATATTGCCCCTAATCCTTTGTCTAATATTTCTTGCTCTAACCCCTGCCCTAATGCAGTTGCTATTTCTTTAGGTTGTTCAGTAAGAGCAGAAACGATATCAGGCAATTTGCGAATATTGTATTGCCGGCCTAACTGTTCCGCTTTGTCTAACTGACCTATAGAGCCAACAACATCGCCCACCGTTTCCAACGTTTCGCCTGTAGACTCGACTAACCCTGAAGGCGTTTTAACAATGAGTGCCTCTAACAATCGCTGTATGCGCTCTTGCTCGTCGGTCATTGGAGGCTTGCCCGGATTGCCGGCGGCAAATGTTGGCGTTATTTCGCCACGGAAATTATTCATTCATACGCTATCTCTGGGCCTGTGTCTGTTGGTGTCCATTGTGTTGGCATTTCTACTCTTCGTTTGCCGTGTATGTGACAATCTCGCCTGTTGTTAAATCTTCCATTGAAGACGGCTTTATTTTTGGATTGATAATAAGTGTTGATGTACCATACTCGTCATACATTTCAACGGCTGAATACCCCAACTCTTTTGCAACCTCACCACGCATTTTTTGTAATTGCCAACTAGCTTCACCCGGTTCTATATATCCAGTTAATTTGAATAGCATATCCTCATCAAAAAGATTTGTTTCATAATCTTTAAGATGTTGAAATACATTTTTTTCCTCTGCTATGTATTCCCACAATTCGTCTATTAAATCACTGTCTATTTCTAACTCATTTTCTTTTGCTACTTTTTCTACTGCTGATTTAGTTTTTTCATACGGTATCGTATGAGTAAAATCGTAATGGTCTAATATTTCATTTTTTGGTATATCAAATTTAAAACTGTAATTTCCACCGTGATCCGACCCTCCCTCGTTGCCAAAAAAACCAGAAAATTTATTTCCGTGATACTCACTATCTATATTTGCAAATTCTTTATTTGGACTATTATGATAAATTTCTACCGTTTCTTGCGTCATAAGTTTTTTCCTTTTTTGATCGCTTTCAACAGTAATATTATCACGTTTCGACGCATCTACAATATCTTCTACTTCTTTCGACATCTTCGGCATCTTGCCCATCATGGCTGCTGCGCCTATGCCGCTCATCAGCTTGCCGGCTTTTCCTACCACTGGCACAGCATCTTCAACGCCTACAAATGCGCCTAACCCTTTTTCCAGCACATCTTGCTCTATTCCTCGACCTAATGCACTTGCCACTGCGCCAGGCTGTTCAGTAAGAGCAGAAACGATGTCGGGTAATGTGCGTCTGAATTGCCGGCCTAATTGCTCTGCTTTGTCCAGCTGACCAATCGAGCCAACCACATCAACGCCGGTCTGTATTCCTTCGCCTATCGATTTAGCTATGCCGCCCGGTGATTTTACAATGATTGCTTCTAACAATCGCTGTAAACGCTCTTGCTCATCTGTTAGCGGTTGCATCCCACGATTGCCAGATGCAAATGCCGGCGATATGTCACCGCGAAATTGGTTCATTAGCTACGCGTCTGTGCCTGTATTACGTCTGATGTGCGCTGCGCGTTAGATCGTACTTGTGCCATTAGATCGGTTTCGCCTGTACTAGCTGCAGCGGCACGGCCAGCGGCAGCCGGCCCTGTTTCGCCCTGCTCTGCTTGCTGTGCGGCTTGTTGGTGCTGTTGCATATGCTGCTGCATCTGCTGATCCAACGCCTGTATCTGCTGTATGGCCTGTGGATTAGCCGGCTGCCCTGCCATATCGCGCGCCTGTGCTTGCATCTGCAATTGCACATAGACCTGATGCTGTTGATACTGCGAATGAATGCCCATGTGCGCTTCGTGGTCTTGCTCTGGCAGCACTTCAATAGGTTCGCCCTGCATCACCCGGTCATTCTCGTACTGGGCAGCGCGCTCTGCTTCGACGTTGCTCTGGTCTTGTATGACCGCATCCACATCTTGTATGCCGTTTGCCACAGCAGCCAGCTTGTCGATTTCCATTTGGTCATAGTTAGGACGCTGCGCCGCATAGCTGACAAACGCCATTGTGCGATCACGCTCTAACTGTGCATAGAGCGGTTGCGTGCTGCCGGTTTTAGTTTGTATTCGGTAGTTATAAAGGAAATCGCTGGTGCGTAGTGCGCGTATCACTCGATCATCCCCGTCTGGTGCAACATTCTCAGCAAAGTTTTCTGGTGTAAACCTCGGATCGCCCATTATTTGGAACGCATTTCGTACAATGGTTTCGTAGAATGTGTTGACGGCTGTTTCCATCCATTGGCCGTTAATCTCTGCCGCTGCAGCGACCACAGCCGCCTCCGTTGCACTATCTGATGCGCCGGCTTCCGGCGGTTGCAGCGCAGCTATCTCGCGCTCCATGCCCATGACCATGCCGAAATAGTTATACACATCTGGCGGCACGCTACCCCAACCCAACTCACGAAAGCTATTAAGGTCTTCTAAGCCTATCACTTCACCATCGCGCCCTGTACGTAACGTTTCGCCTAACTCTGGATTTTGCTCTAACTCAGCATTGGTCACTGCCGCCATGCGCGAAGTCCTCTTGAGCATATCCGATATGCGCGATGTCTGTTCAATGATTGCGTTCTGAATGTCTTCCAGGTATTTAAGGTGGCCTTTGGGATAGAAAGTTTCTGCAGATAGGTCGAACCTGATGCAGACAAACGGAAAACCTTGCTCGACTAACCAACCGGGCTGGTCTACGCCGTTGTCCAAATCTAGTACTGGCTCAGTTGGTTCGCCGGTATCTGGATCAATGTCAAAAACAGGTTGGTTAAAGGTGTCTACGACTTGCGGAAATACCATCTTTCTATACGGGTGAGGTATGTCTTTGATCGGCTTTTCTACGCCGGCGGCAAACGTCACTTCGCGCCGCTCGACCCTCATGTGCCACCGCTCCAGCTGCACAAACTCGCCATTAGATATAGCGTCTGTGATGGCCTGTTGCTCTGCACTGTCATAGCGCGCACCCATCAGATCGCCGTATCCCATCTTGTCGTCTGACGACATCGAGGTGGGTTTGATAGACTTCTTGTTCTGAATGGTAGGATCGTCTAATAGAAACTTGAGCGGTACCCAGAACTTTTCGCGTATGTATCGCTTATCGCCTAATCTGTGAGGGCTGCCGGTAGGATCAACGTGGACACAGTGCGGTGCTACGCGCGATGCAACAACGATGTCTTCGGCCATATCGTCATTGGTCACATACGGCGCGATGATGTCATCGCCTACCGGGTTATAATCGAGTCTAACCCAACCTGTTCCAGTAAACAGCGCGTCGAATATAGCCTGATGTACGTGAGATTTAAGATTGCAGAGATTCATCCACGATGCGCTGGCGCGCTCTAATATCTCTGCAACACCCTGATTGACTTCATCCTCGACAGTGAATGATTGCACCGGGTAATTGTGAGCAATCGAGCCGAGTATTTGACGGACGATGGGGTAAAACCTTGATACCTTGACGACATCTTCAGACCGCAGATCGCGTATGCGCTTATCGAACTTCAGGTCGTACGCATCATACAGTTTTTGCCAGCCGTCAGCCCTATCTTTATAGAGCCGGTCAAGCATCTCGCCCTCGGTTTTATACCACTTTGTCTCGTATTTGTTCATTCATAGGTATCGTCCTTATGAATATCTACTGCCCGGTTTCTCTGCTATGATCTGCTCTATCAGCCGGCCACCATCCGATACTGCCGGCTTAACACCTTTGCGCGGCTTGTATACATGATTGATGCCGTATCGCAGCGCATCTGCGCCGTGGTCATCGCCACCTTTTGCTACATCTTCCATGTTCCGCTGGTCGCGCTGCACACTTAGCAGCGAATCCAGAATTGGCTCAGAATATCCCCGAAAGAACTTAAGCCGGCCATGATGCAGCAGATTGCCGATGTTACGCCAACCGTTCACTCTGTCCATGTTCGCCCGATGCAGATATACGCCATGCTCCGTAAACGTATCGGCTACTGATCTTGCTTGCGACGCTTCCTCTGGCGCGCGCTTCGTCCACATATCGGACGGTGCTAGTACTTGCCGCGCCGCGCGTCCTACCACGCCGTTCTTTCCACGCGTGAATGGGCAACCCTCAACCATACGACTAATGCCGCGCGCGTGTTCTGCGCCGGCCCCCGATGCGTAATAGCTGTTGATCACCCACACATCGTCGTCGTAGTCCACAGCCAACAAGCAGCCGGCGGTAGGATTATTCTCTCCGTAATCAAGTGACGCAAATACAACCCAACTATCGGGTATCTCAAACGGGTCAACCAAGAGCGAATCGCGCGACAGGGCGAACATTGAACCGGGTGACGCATCCCAATCTCCCTCTAACCAAGCTGCCACTAATGCTGGATCGCCAACCGCGTGCAGCCGATCTATATATCCCGGATCGCTGTCCAGCAATATTTTGTTGTCCTCGACGCGCGCTGGTATGTAGCACCTGACCATGCCCGACTTTTTGCACCTAAACGGCACATACCCACCTGGCGCACGGTCAATGCCAAAGTAGCTTTTTACCTCGCCGTGGCACCGGCCACCGGGGTTAGCTGTTGCGACCACGCGCTTGTTCTTTGCCGGCCCTCTTAGCGTTCCAAGCATTGCTTTGTAGGCATCGAGGCTACTGTGGTTTGCTAATTCGTCCCACAGTAAAATCGAATACGAATGCCCCTGATACCGGGTGACATCTGCCTCATTGTCCAGATGGCGAAATGACAACTGCGCTCCGTTAGGCCAGTGCCATTCACGCCGGCCTACTTTCCACTCGCCGCCCGTTGCCGGGTATATCTCCAACGATTGCTTTACTACTTCGTCTAACTCTGGATGTGACCGCCTAAAGAGTATGCCGCGCCACGCTGCCCCTTGATCCAGATCCTGTGCGAAACTACCCAAAAGGAGGCTCGTTTTGCCGCCTCCGCGTGCGCCTCCATACAGTAATTCATCTATAACCTTGCGCGCTGTGATCGCGTGCAGCTGTGGCCCTATCTGCGGTGACCACACATAATCGGTCAATCTTCTAACGCCTCTGCCACTTCAGCGCGCGCAGATTGCACCTTCTGGCGAATCTCCAGCCATTCCTCGATGCTGTTGGCTGCCGGCGGCGTATCTATAACGCGCGTTTCGGTTTGTATCGCTCCACCGTTTGCGCCAGTAATCTCTGTGCGTTCTGACCAATCACTTCTTACTGTTTTATTATGCGTCAGAAACCATTTAGCGCAGCCGGCATCGCCACCCATGATGCCGTCGATAATTGTATTGCGCGCCAACTGGCCGACAATATGATCCGCGTCATCTAATGCCTCTTGAACGCGTGGAAACTTCTGTGCATATCGCCAGATCGTTTTCGGGTCAGTGCCGAGCGTATCAGCCGCATCTATCCGTGAGCCATTAGCAGCTATTATAGCGTCTACCATCTCTTCTATGGTAAACTGTTCTGTGTATGTTCCTTTACGTTTACGCTTCATGGCAACCTATATATAGATCACGCGTGTTGTACAATAGTGTTTATAATGTTGTCGTGCTGCTCTGCCTGGCGCATTGATCGCCGGCGAAACCATCTATAAATCAATACGACCATATTGTCGGGCGTGACTCGCTTTCCATTGTGTCTAAATGCAGAAACCGCTTATCGTAATCACCTGATTGCGAAACGCCAATCCCGGTAAACCCCAACACAACGGCACCCGTCAGTATTTTATGCGCTTTCCGACCCATGCACTGTATATCAACAGCGCATCCTTGTACATGCGATCCTATCGTATTCCCCGGTTTGGCTAACTCTACTGGGTGCGTTGGCGATCTATACGCACTGGTTATTATCAGCGGTTCTTGTAGATAATCGCGCAGATTTTGCACCTTTGTCATAAACGCTTCGTCTATGTCCAACTCGCCTGTGTGACTACAACATAGCTCTTCATAGGCAAAATTGGGCCATTTTTGTCGCGGATATGTATCTGGCGTGTATTTCTTCATATATATATAATGTTGGGCGCAGCCGGGACGATTTTCGACTACGCCCAACCCGGAGGTGTCCAAACCGCCGAATACTACTGTCAATTTGTTTATCTGTCAATATACATAATATACTTTATGCGACATATATAATATAATATGTAAACTGTTAGGAGGCAAAGTTTATTGAATTATGGATAAAATTAAGATTTTAACGTAAAAAAAAATTGAAAATTTCTATATTTTTGCTTACGAATGTGACAACATAGGGACACGAAACATCTTGCATTTGGATTATAATCAACGGAGATTATATGCACATGGTAAACGACGATGCAATATATCACAGTTCAGGTGAGTTTTGGCAGCGGCTGCACACCCTGTTTACAATGTCATCGCACACCCAACAATCACTTGCAGCTGCAGTGGGCGTTAATCGCAAAACAATATCTCGATTACTGAATCGTGGGCATCATACCGAGTTTGTTAAATTGATCTACGATGTAGCTTTAGCACTTGAGGTTACGCCTGATGTGCTATTTAACGGCGGCATAGACATTCCCGGTCAGCACTTGACCGGCATACATTCTATTGACGTTATGCTGAACCATTGCTATAACGAAACTTCTGAAACAGGAATAGAAAATTTTAAAAAATACGTCTCTAAAGACTATCGGGTAGCTGATAAAAATGCAGGCAAATGGATACCGTCAAATCCCCTGCACAAACATAAAACAGATGATTTTGGAATTACATACGAGAGTGAACTGGATCACAACAAAAAATATGCAGATGCCAACGGCACAAAACGAACAGTTACACTGCAACGCGCATACATTGAAGACGAAAAAATTATGGTATTTTACTTTTCTAACATAAAACAATTAGACACAAAGCATAAGATAGAACGGGCAGTTGATGTGCGGCGCGCGCTCGATCATTTGACGTTAGAAAAATCAATAGAAACACACGCAAACGACAACAGATTAAAACCTAAAATTAAACGCCGTGCGTGGACAGAAATAAAAAAGCTGCGGCGTGGCGAGGTTTTACAGTGATTCGTCTGGTTTGTATTCCAAAAACGCGCCAGGCTGACAATCTAACGCATTACACAATTTGTCGATAGTCGCTAAGTTAGCTATAACATGACCTTTAATGTTTTTATTTAATTGTTGGGGAGTTAGTCCAGCTTGACGCGCTAATTCAGCTTGTGACTTAATACCAACGCGCGCAGATAATGCGTGAAGAGACTTTATATTGATCATAATCATAAAAATACACAAATAATCATTTAAAGCAATAATTAGTTTGACATCATAGTGTTAAATGATTATATTTAGTTAGAATTTAGCAGTAAAAAAGACGGGCCTGATAGCATAATCTTTGGCGAGACAACTATCAGACCCTCCACAAATCACCCGGAGGTGTTTGCGTATGTCCCTAATTAAGCCCAAAAAGCTAACAAAATCAAGTCGATCTGATACGATTTTGTATAGCGTCATAATTTTCGCCGCCAGCTATCTAACCATACGGGCATTTATCCCGTTCGGGATGGAGATGCTGAAATGACGAAAACCTGCCCCCATTGCACGAATAATCTCTACATCTGGCCCCGATCTGCGGATTGGATCTGCCAAGACGGTGCGCGCTGCGGCCACACTGAACGCACTACTGCGGACGAACTGGTCGAATACATCGCGTATGTGACCAGGCGCATCGAGTATGCCAAGTCTGCTACTGAACCATGCACCACGCGCATTGAATCACTCACGCGCACACTGAACACCGCAATCAATAAACACATAGAGCATCAACGCACCGCTGTAGCGGCGTAGTGCGCGTAGTAAATGCGTAGCTGGTCGGTAAGCAATAGACGGCAGCGGTTACGCATGAAGTGCAGATACTGTGGGGTTTGACCTATCTGCAACCTAGCCGAAACAAGCGTCAGGGGTGGTCAACGGTTCGATGCCAGAGCCGTAAAGCAGGGCGCAACGTCAGCGAACGGCATCTGTATAGCTGACCAACATACGAGCGACTCAACGTGACGAGCAATATCACAGCGACGAACAGCGTATTGGACAAACGGTTACTCCAGCAATCTAACTACGGATTGGTGGGGGTAGTATCGCCGTATCCAACAAACAAGGCGATCTAACGATCTGAGCAATATAAAAAGCAGTGCCAAACCAAACAGGAGATAGGACGATGCCAGTAAACTTGAGAGGTAAGCAATACGCAACGGTAGCAGAGCGGATCACTGCCCTGCACGCTGCAACGAAAGGCAGTTACACGATAGTAACAGAGATAGTCA